CGACAAAAGGCACCTACGCTTCACGCTTCCGATCCTTATTTAAGACCTTAAACAAAATGAAGGTCATTGATAACAACGCTTATCTCGACCTGCCACCTGTGCGCAAGAGTCGCGGTCTGCCTCATCCCCTAACGGGCAATGAGGCTCGACTTGTTATGACAGAGGCGGAAATGCCGATGCGCCATTGGTTCATCGTTGCGTGCAGTGCAGGCCTTCGAGCGATGGAAGTTGCCAACCTTCGAGGCATAGATTTAGAACAACGCGATGATGGCTACATTCTAAGAGTTGCAGGCAAAGGTGGAACTGACCTAACCATTCCAATAGCGCCAAAAGTCGCCGAAGTCATCTTGAGCTACAACACGCAAGGTCGGCTTTGGGATATAACAAGCAACGCCTTGTCGAAGATGACAAGCGCCGAGATGAAGCGCCTTGGTATTGCAAACAAGACCTTTCACGCCTGCCGACATTATTTTGCAACAAATATGCTTGAGAAATCAGGCGGTGACCTTTTGGCAGTGCGCGATTTGATGCGCCACTCGTCAGTTGCCACCACTCAGGTTTACACACAATTGGCTTCGGGGAGAACAAGGTCACTCGTCAATCTCTTATAAAACTGGAGTCATAAATGAATTTATCCGATTGGGCAGGCTTTATTGTCGCCCTCATCAGCATCATTGGGTCAGTCGCCCTTGGAGTCAAATGGCTCGTCAAGCACTACCTAAACGAACTTAAGCCAAATGGGGGCAGTTCGATAAAAGACAAAGTGTTAGTCCTAGAGGATAAGGTTGACTTCTTAACCGACCTAGTGAAGCAGGCATTGAAAAAATAATGTGTTCGCAGCTTGATAAGTTCTTAGAAGTGGCAGCAGGCGAAGTTGGCTACATTGAAGGCCCTGCTGATAATCAAACCAAATATCAAAAGACAAATCAGCCTTGGTGCGGAGCATTTGTCAATTGGGTTGCAAAGCAGGCAGGCGTTAAAATCCCTAACTGCATTTACACACCGGCAGGGGCAAAGGCATTCGCCGAGGCGAAGCGTTGGCAAGGTATTGCCGAGGCCGAGCCAATGCCAGGAGATTTGGTCTTCTTTGATTTTCCAAATGACTCACTCGATAGAATCTCACACATTGGCATTGTCGAGCGGGTCAAAGGCAATGGAACTGTTGTCTGCATCGAAGGCAACACGGCTCCTGACACCAAAGGCAATCAGCGCAATGGTGGTCAAGTTGCCCGTAAGATACGCGCCTACAAAGTAAAGAATCGGGGAAAAGTCCTACCATCTCTGCCGGTGTTCATCGTGGGCTTCGGCAGACCTAAGTTCAAGGAGTGCAAATGCTCGACAAAGACAAAGCAGTCGCAATCGTTAACACCTACGCAAGAGCAGGAGCAGCCGCAGTCGCAGCTCTCTATCTCGCCGACCCATCGCGCCCTCTAAAAGATTATTTTGCTGCATTCATCGCAGCAGTCATTGGCCCTGTTTTGAAAGCCATTGACCCAAAGGCGATAGAGTTTGGTCGCGGAAGTAAGTAAAGAAATGAAATCGGGGAAGATTTTGGATGAGGCTAAACGCCTCACCGCCACGGATCGTCAAAGTATTTATGGCGACCCTTACATAAATCACAAACGCATCGCAGACCTGTGGAGTGTTTATCTTGAAAGTGAGATAAGCCCTTCACAGGTCGCTTTGTGTTTATGCCTTGTGAAAATTGCTCGGCTAATAGAAACACCCGACCACTTAGATAGCATCATCGACTTGGCAGCTTACACCGCTATTTATGGGGAAATCAATGACAGTGAAAAATAATCTAGTGCTTGTGCCAACTAGAGGCAGGCCAAAGAATGCAGTTGAAGTCTTGCAAGCACATAGAGAGTTCTCTTGTCGCTCTGACTTGCTCTTTGTTGTGGACAAAGATGATGAAGAGCTTGTCAACTATCGAAGCGCAGTTGGCGTTGAATACATCCTAGAAATTGAAAATATCACACGAGGGATGGCTTATCCTGTCAATGTCGCTGCCAAGAAATATGCAGATGAGTATGAGTTCTTCACCTTCATTGGCGATGACCATAGATTCAGAACGCCTGATTGGGATGTTGCCTTGATGAGAGCGATAGGCAGCGCCCCTGGCGTTTCCTATGGCGATGACCTTTTGCAAGGAGTGCGGTTGCCAACTGCGGTGATGATGTCAAAAGCCATTGTGAGCGCCCTTGGCGGAATGGTGCCACCGAAGCTCAAACATCTTTATCTTGACAACTTTTGGAAGAAGTTAGGGCAAGACCTTGGCAACTTTGTTTATCTCCCTGAAGTAATCATCGAGCATTGCCATCCATTAGCAGGCAAAGCCGAGTGGGATGAGGGCTACCGATCCGTCAATGCCCGTGAGGTTTATTCATTTGATGCCTTGGCCTATGACTCTTACATCAAGAGTGAGGACTATGCAGTCCTCTTGCGAAAGTTGCGCGGATGAAAATTCTGATAACAGGCGATGAAGGCTTTGTTGGCACTAACTTCAAGAAGCATCTTGATTCAAAAAACAACCAAATCACCGGCATTGACATAAAGAATGGGCGCGATGTGCGTGACTTCTTTGCTAAAGATGACACCAAATTCGATGTGGTCATTCATCTTGCGGCTATTGTCGGTGGCCGTGCCACCATTGAAGGAAATCCTTTGGCAGTTGCCGCCGACCTTGCCATCGATGCCGACCTCTTCCAATGGGCGCTTCGCACTCGCCCTGGTCATTTAGTTTATTTCTCATCCTCTGCTGCCTATCCAATTTTCTTGCAACGAGCTGAATACAAGCAGAAGTTAAAAGAGTGGGATATAAACCTTGACCACATAAGGACACCTGATATGACCTATGGATGGGCAAAGTTATCGGGCGAGAAACTTGCCTCTTATGCTCGCGCCGAAGGCTTAGGAATTAGCATTCTTCGCCCCTTTTCAGGATATGGCACGGATCAAAGCCTTGACTATCCCTTCCCATCATTTATCAAGCGAGGCAAGGAGAAGCAAGCGCCTTTTGATGTTTGGGGCAAAGGAACGCAGGTGCGCGACTTCATCCACATTGAGGACATCGTAAGAGCAACCTTTGAAGCCATTACAAACAAGGTTGCAGTTTCTAATCTCTGCTCAGGTAGAGCGACATCCTTCATTGATTTGGCAGAACTTGTGATGATGCAGGCAGGTTATTTGGCTGAAATAAAAACCAACCCGAATGCACCTGTCGGGGTGGCATATCGGGTTGGTGATACTCACAAAATGCTTTCCTTCTATGAGCCAAAAATCTCACTTGAAGAAGGCATTGAGCGAGCCTTGAAAGGTATTTAGAACTCTCTTTCCATTTTCTTAATGGTTCGGTTGATGTATTTGGGGCCTGCCCACTCCATAAACCATTGCGGAAAGATGACCGCGCTTGGTTGGCGCTTTGGCATAAATAGCACCATTAGAAGTAAAATCCAAAAGCCATAAAAGGCTGACATAAGTGGCCAAAAGATAACGCTTCGTCCGATGGCAAAGGCATAGAAGGCAGTGAAGAAAACGATTAGCAAATCCCAACCATTCATTTGACATACCCCTTCAAGAAATCGTTGATGGCTTCGGACAATGATTTGCCCTCTGCCTTCGCCTTCGCCTGCGCCTTGCGCCATAGTTGATCGCTGACTCTAACTGAACGAATTTTCTTCATAATGGTATGCCTTTCTTCAACATCAATCGCGAAACTCTTATTCGAGTTGCACCAATAGTTTTCTCAGGGTCACCAAACTCTTCTTTGTGCATATCAAACCCTGTGGTGTCTGGGTTTTCTACAATTTCTGCTTCATAAACCGAAAGTGCTGCATTGATAATCTGCCAATCTTTTTTTGTAATCACTCTGACACCACGCTTTCCTTGTGATTTGCTTTAATGTGATTACTTAAAGTCTGATGTGCAAAACCACTGCGCACCTCAATTTCTCTGCCACAAATAGGGCAGGCGACTATGCGGTTGCTTGTCATTATGCGCCTACAATCTTGCAATTTTCTAAAGTAAAAACAGGATTGACGGGTTCTGTGCAAACTGTTGCGGTATATCCGCCACGGAAAACAACCTTTGCTTCACTTTTTACAATAACAATTTTATAGCCCTTATTTTTAGCGGCGCGTTTACCTGTGCCGACCCACTTGATGATTTTGCCGCAATTTTGTGCTTCTTCA